TTTTCAATCTCAGCACGTGCGGCTTCAGTATCCGGCATCAAGTTTGCAATCGTAACGTCAATGAATTCCTTGATTGGTGCAAGTACATAACTATCCTTGACTGTAACCGGACGCTTTAAATCAATATAATCTTTAACAGCGATCACATCATCAGGAGTTGGCCATCCATCATCGCTAGCACGCAGATCATCCATCAAGAAACGTATCGTGATGGTACCTGTCCCTTGCTCTGGAGCTGCCCACGCACGCGTCACTCCAGGAACTGCCAGCGCCCACGTAATGTAATCTGCTTGTGATCCACCCATAGCTGGATTACGAATTCGTTGTAAAATACGTTGACGTAATTCGTTGTCTGTTTCTTCATCAGTACCGCCGGTTAATTCTACTACGGTAACAGTGCCGTCAACGCCAGCAGGGGTAGCCACGAAACCTAATTGTGCACCTTCGTCCATATTACCGAGCGCACCATAATCGATAGCAACAATACCAACGTTGACCGGTGATGCGCCTGTCGTCACGTCTTCTATTGTCTCGTAATTAATATTATTGTCACTGATCAATTGCGTTCCAGCTGGCACCACAACACTTGGTGTGCCGGTAATTGCAATGGTACCTCTAGCTGGTGTTGCAACCTTGCGACCAATCGTTCCGTCAGCGTTTACTAACCAGATATCACCATGCCGATCCAGCCATTCATGTTCAGCAGTGTCCGGCAAAAGCTGCAGCGCCAACCAGTCCAAATAGCGCAAAGTCAGATGCGCCAATGCAGCCATGGCATCAGCCATGACACGCAGGACACTGTTGCCAATGAACGAAGCGCGACCAAGCGCAGTCGTTATTTCGCCACGAACAGTCTGGCGCACCGTGCGCAATGTTGGGGTTGTCCAAGGCATTGATTAAATGTTCCTGATTCCATCCCACAGATTTTGGAAGCGCAAATCTATCAGCATATTTGGACCACGATAAACCCGCACCATAACATCAATGCGTTCAATACCGCCACGCGTTGCCACAACATCAATGCGACTACATATGCGCTTGTCAATCATTGGTCGTAAAGCAGCCCGACAATACTGTTCAGCGCGCGTCACTGTCGCACCCTCTTGAGCTTCCATCGGTGTTATTTTAGCGCGACGCAAAAGCCAGATCTTTGCTCCAATAGGCCAGCCGTCCCAAATTGTTTCCGCATCCAAATCCCCCCACCAGCCTTTACGGTCAGTGCTATCTGGATCAGGCAGCACATCATTTGGATTAGCCAGCGCACAAGTCAGCAATGCTACCTTGACTACATTAACAAGTTCTTCAGTCTCATCCAATGTATCGTCTGGCTTTAACAGCCAATCAGCCCAGATGCCCTCTAAATTTGTGACGTTCACAATGCGAATATCAGTCATGAACTCAAGGCCACTATATCGCGTTGCATAAATGCTGGATGAACGGTGTTATTTTCAGATATCAATTCTTCACTGCGCGATCCATCACCATAAATGCGATTAGATAAAGCCAACGCCGGATAGTTAACTGACCAATGATACTGAATTACGCGCGGTAATTGCCGTTCTGTTGCAGACAAATGTTGAATCAATAACGCTGCTAATAGAACAAAACTTTGATAATCATTTGACACAAACGAATCAGCTTTGTTGAGTTTTATTTCCTCTATGATTGCAGACATAGCATCCATCAAGTCATCAATCTCACTGCGACTACTAAATTCCATAACAGAAATTAACTGGCTCTGCTCAACAAAAGAAAAAAGAATACCGGCATTAATAATAACCAAGCCTAAATGATACAAAGGGCTTTCAGAAAATAAAGAAACGCGAACACGATTCATGCAATTGAGTGTGGCACCAGCAGCCCGCGCCTGCTCAAAACAGGCAAATAATTCAGTTCCGACAACTTTATTGTCAACCAGCGTACCAAAATCTACCATAAACCGACCTACCGCTGTCCTCAATTTAGCCGCGTCCACGTTGGACGTAACTGGAAATAGCAATAGCTCAGTCATCATGCGACCGGAAATTTCCTTTGCTTCCGTCAGCTCAGACTTCTGCATTAGCCCGGTCCCAATTCTGCGTCGTTTGCAGTTGCCGCAGCACTCTCACCAGTAGTCTGCGACTGACCCTGCACTTGAAACGCACTATTGATTTGTACAGGTATATTTCCCGGTGTACCAAGCTCAACAAAAGTCATTTCGAATGTGCAGTAGCCGCCACGCTCGCGCGTCTCAGTCACATTATAACGTTCACATAAACACTGCATAGGCTCAGCGAGATACGGGTCCATCAGCTCGCCGCCTTGATCACTGTCCAGTGCCTCCATCAAGTCTCGTTTGACTATATTATAACTTGGTCCAATCAAATAACCCGTAATCTGATAGCGCGTGGCAGCCCTGCCCATGTCCTCCGAATACGGTACATCTCTCTTGGGATATTCGTGTAAAACAACACGTCGACCTCCGCTGCGACCCTGCTGCTCTACATGATATTGCACACCAGCAAATGATGCCGCGACAAGTTGCCTGCGCCATGGTGTAGGAGCTACTTCTTTGATCGTTGCCATTTAAGTTGGATCGCCTTTAATCTGAATTGGTACAGTAGACCAACAACCGCCAGCATCAACAAAAATTGAATTGCCGCCATATTTTATGTGTGTATGAGTCTTATCAACCATAAATGATTTTGTTGTATCCTGATATTGACCAATGACGTGACTAGGGCTGATGATCAACTTAAAGTTTCCGCCACTCTCGTTAATCGTCCAAGTGTCACTGCCCTTATCATAGACTCCGACTAGTTTAGTGCCGGTATAGAATTCAATCTTGTTTGCTGAAACGCGCACCTCAGTATTAAAGCTGTCGCCTTCGTGCTTATACTTTTCCTGCTGCTGTCCGCTGCTGCCGCTCGACGCATCACGCGTTGCAGTCTGCCCGCCTGCGGACCCACCGCCGCTGCCGCCCTGCGACTGGCTCTTCTCAATCTTATGGGTCTGCATCTTTTTATTGACGTGCCGCAGACTAACCATGCGCTCCGTCTTGCCTTTTGGATCCTTGACTGACTTACCGTCAAGCCCGACGATATATGTGCCATTCTCTTTGAACAAGACCATCTGCTCACTGCCATCCGGCGCGTAATTGGCACCTTCACCCTCACTCATGCCATAGGGTCGTACCCTTCTGTCATCAACCATAGCAACAGGATGAGAACGAGAGCCGCCAATATATAACATGACAGCTTCAGCAGCAGGTCCAGTGGGCTGATCATGATTCCAATCACCATCCTGTGATGCATTAGATTGCTGTGAAGGCTTCTTCTGGTTGGGATCTTCCTGCTGCTTGATCGGGAACGCCGTCATACCGACAGGTTGCCAACGCTCAAAGTCACTAGGCGTTTCACTATGATAGACGTCAGCATACTTAACCTGTTGCATCAAATGATCATCATCAAACTCACGGACCGTCGCACGCGCTGTGCCCATACGTGCCTGACGTGTAGCATTTGCAAGTGTCGTACGTATTGTCATTGCGTTGGCCTTGGTACGCCCTCACCGAGAGCTTTCGTGTTGACAAGTTCAAGCTGTGTGCGCGTGCCAGTAGAATTATCCTGACTGAATGTGACACTCTTTAAAATCAATGGCGTGCCATTCATAACCAGCATAGGTGACTGTACCGTTACGTTCTGTCCTCTTTTCCACAAACCACCAGACGGCTTCAGCCAGCCATGAACTGTTCCGTACACAGTTACATAAGACTCTTGCATCCAATTGCTTTCAGAAAAAGCACGACCCTCATGCAGCTCCTTGTGAAAATATGGTATCTCAGGGACGACGACACTAGGAACATATTTCGGTCCCAGCGTCTGATACGTTTGTGATACAAACGGAACACTCGCAACCTTGGCTCCCCACTGGTCATCAGTGCCGGGACCTTGATTCGGGCTAGGTACGCCACCGGCCTGCAGCGGATCATAAATAACCTCGCGTCCCTCAATCATATTCTGACCCTCAACAAGTGAATCCCCGCCGCCAATTGACCCTACAAGAAT